TCCATGGTCATGTTGATCTTCTTGAAACCGCTGGTAAGCTCCTTGGTGATCTCAGCAGTGAGTACGCCCCACGATGAGAGCTGCTTGCTGTTGGTGTTGACGATGAACTCGATCATGCCGTTCGTGTTCTGGAAGTTGATCGCCTCAAGCAACGGATGCTCCTGAACAAGATCATCGAACACTGCGTCCACAACGGTTTTCGGCAGCACAGGTTCATAGTCTGCGATCGTCTGCTTTGGATTTGCAGAGCGCATCGCCTGAATCAAGCCATCGTAATACTTGTTTTCCTCACTGGTGAGTTGCCGGGTACCGCGGGCAGCAAGTACGGTCGTGTCGTATTGATTCATCAGGCCGCGAGCCTCTGCCATGACGGTATCCTGCAGATTGAGCTGCAGTTCTTCCCACGCCTGGGCAAACTTTTCCGGATTGTCGCTGCGCAGCGCATCGGTCATGCGCTGCATGATTTGGGTCTTCTGCTCCTTGAGCAGATCAAGATTTTTCATAGGCATAGCGTATTTTCTCCTCCTTGTTATTTAAGTGCACTAAAAAACCGCCGGAGCTTCTTTTCCTGCGGTGGTTCTTTTGGTTCCTTGCCTGCGGGCGGGTCATGTGGTGGCGCCGGTTCAAACGCGTCACGCCATGCCTGCCGCAAACTTTTGTAATACTGCATCTGCGCTGTGAGGCTGTAATTGATGCGCTGCATCATCTGTGTCATCTGCTCCGGATCGCTTACAGCACCTTCCACCACATCGCACAGGCCATATTCCAGGCATTCTTCTGCAGTAAGCATCGTCTCGGCGTCCAAAAGCTCAGTGAGCTTTTCAAGCGTGATCTTCCCGCCGGAGCGTTCAAGGTAGATCTGCCGATTTCCCTCCATCATGCGGTCAAGGTCCGCTGCACATTTTCGGTGCTCCGCCGCGTTGCCAAAGCAAGCATCCATCATGTTATGAATGCCCATCATGCTATTGACGCGCATGATAATTTTATCTCCGCACATGGCAATAATGGATGCGATGGAATTCGCAAATCCATCCACATATACAGTTTTCTGCGCTGGATGTCGTTTAAGCTGAGCGTATATTCCATAGCCTTCAACAACGGAGCCGCCGCAGGAATTGATGTACAGATTGATTCGCTTCACATCCGCATATTCAGCCAGTTTGTCTCTGAAAAAGTCCTGCGAAGTTTTGCTTTCTATCATCCTGCCGTTCCACCAGTCATAGCTATCCGGTGTCACCTCGCTGTAAAGGTACAGTTCCAACGCCTCCGGGTCGTCCATTGCCTGCTTTAAATCCCATTTGAGCACCTCAAGTGGCATACAGGCCACCTCCTCCTTCGATCATTTTCAACTTGGTCCCTCCCCATTTTGTATTGCCTCCAGCAGTTCCTCCACCGTGGCATAATTCTTTGTGATCCAATGCTGCCACGCCCATGGCGCGTCAATCGGCTCCTTACCAACCAGGCGCCGGATATCATTGATGCAGAACGCACCAGACCCGATCAACTTGTCGATTGCAGTGGCTACGCTTAAAAGATCTACATGCTTGACCGCCGTCGTATCGATGACAAGTGTCGTGCCATCAAGCACTGCAGCCTTCCCACACCGTTTTCGTATGATCTCCTCTGTTAAAAAATCCACCAACGGATCAATGCATAAGGTCAGGAGGTTTTCCATTGCATCCTTGGTTCCCGCTACATCGCCACGCAGCAGTGCAGGCTGCATAGTGAATGCACGGGCTGTAAAGTCGAACACATCGTCAACCATCGCCCGGATGTCCCGGGTGCTGTCATTGGCATAGGTTTTACTGCCGATGTTCGTGTAGTCATAGCCTTCATACAACGGAAGCACACCATTGTCGCTTTCAAGAAAGGTCCTACACTGGTTTGCCAGAAACGAGTTTACCGATTCTTCTTTTTTTGTGTCGCCTGTCTGGGGTGCCGGAACCCTGAGCGTGCCTTTGCTGCCTCGGCTCTTTTGGTAATACTTCTGCCCATAGGTGATCAGCTTGCCATAGCTCTCGTACAGCTGATGCAAAAGCTTGTTCACGTTTGTGCTATTAAGCCTATAATACAGCACTTCACTCTGTAGGAATGACCGTGTAAATTCATAATCTTTGACGGTCACCTGCGTAAACACGTCATCGTAAACGGCATATTCCTTATGTTGGAAGCTGTCTGCAATCAAAAGCTGTCCGTCTTCCGTTGGAACAATCAAGCATTCATTGTTTCTGTAAAGCGTCGTGATCCATTGCCGAATGAATGCGCTTGAGTTCTGGTTTTTGTTAGGTTCAACGTTCCAAAGATACCATTCGTCACCCTTTATCTCTTTTCCGCGTAGATACGTTTTGAACTCACACTTGCCAATGCAGTTGGCGATCACGTTCACCGCGGCCCAAAATGCCAGCTCACGCACAGTATATTCTGTTGCATACTCAAAGAACTGCCCCGGTGGGATCTCCGTGGAGCGGCCTTTCAACCGGTCCCATAGCCATGTCATGATTCCCGTTTTCATCACCTCCTTAAAATGCGAGCACAGGCAAATTGCTGATATTGCCGGCCGGTGCGTCGTCCAGTTCGTTTTCGACTGTCATTGCCGCAACAAGCGCCATGAAACCGTCCGTCTTTCGGCTTTTTCCCTCAATCTTTCCATAGGTCCAATTTCCGAGGTCAGTCTCGCCTGCTGTCTTTCGGGCAGCCGGCATGGACTTTGTGTTGTTCACATACCACCGCATCATTGTAGGATCACCCCAGGCAATGCGCTGTCGCAGAAACATGGATTCAATGATTGGATGAACCTTCATCACGTCACGGCCGCTCACAAGCTTTACGTTCTTGTGCTCCTTGGCGCTGAAGCCAACTTTTCGCAAAGCTGCTGCAAAAATTCCGTAACGGAAGTTATCCAATGCGATCTGACGGACACTATATACTGAGCCCGTTTTTACGATCCATTCCACCAACAATTCGGGATCGATCTCCACATCATCCACCCAAGTTAGCAGCCCTTGGGCTGCCCACTCATCAAGCGGCGCCTTGATCCTTCCCAAATCCTTTGAATGACGACACACCCATGTGTGATCTATCCAGTACCGCATGTCCCCGTCTCGCAGCAAGAATCCCGCCGCCGCAAAATCGTTCACCTTTGTGAAGTCAATCCCTACGACGGCTTTGCGTCCGGCCAAGAGTTCCAACGGCACTCCCCGCGACGCCGCGCGCAAATTTTCAAAGTCTGTTACAGCCGTCTCAACATCGGATTCCGGCGAGTTCATGCGTTTGGTCATAAATGCGCCCGTCATCTTTCTCCCACGCTGAAAGTCTGCGTATTCCTTACGCATTTCCTCCAGTAGATCAGGGCGAAACGGAAGCGAAGGATTCGCCTTTATCCAAAGCCGTTCATCGTGCACCTCCTGCTTGTTATCCAGCTTGCATATGAAGAACAGCATCCCGCCGTCTGGCATATTGCCCTCAAGCACTTCGGTGGCCTGCGCCAGGTAATCATCCAGTACCCCGTCTCGAACTTTTCCGTTCGTTGTAGTGAAGGTTCGCCGCGGATGCGGTTTTTTGCCGAGCCCAGTTGTGAAAACGTCCAGATTACTGTAATCTTCATATTCATGCACCTCATCAAAATCCACCTTGCCTGGGCGACCGCCGTCCTTGGTTTTTGCATTGCTTGTTCTGAAACGCAGCACAGATTTTGTTTTGAGGTTTATGATCTTCTCCTTATTCCAATAAAAAAACCGCTCTAGGCGGTCTTTATTGTCCTCAAGGATGTCGTATATATCGTCGAATGTAGTACGCGCCTGATCTTCCGAATTGGCGCAGATATCGACATCATAGCGTTGGATTCCATGGTAATGGGATATCAGTGCGAAGTCCTCAAAAGCAAGATATCCATTCTTACCTGCACCGCGCCCCACACAAATGAACAGATCCGGCCATCGTGGCATTCCGTCCGCACGGAACACGCAATTGTGCAGGGCGAAACAAAATATTTCCCAATCGAGCAGCTGAAACGGGAAGAACTTTTGCAGAGTCAAATACCGCTCGAGACGCGCATCATCGCACCAAATATCTTCTTCGGCAAACGCTTTCCGAACAAGTACAGCCAGTTGCTTTTGTTCTTTGCAAACCGGAACTACTTCCTGCTCGACTGCCTTAATGTACCGCAGGATATGTGG